TTTTTCAAGTTCCGCTTTGGCTTTATCCGCATTATGCAAGCTATCTTGCGCGTCAGCAAAGCTAACACCTTTCCACTCATCTCCTGTTGCGGCAAGTTTTTCTTCAACGAGCGTACCGAAGTCTTTTCCGTTGGCTTGCACAAATGTTGGTGGAACTAGAAGGGTACGTAGAGTTTTTGATGCTCCGTCTTTCCCGTTAACTTGAGCGCTGTAGGAAGTTCTATCCAAAGCGAAGTTCAAAGCTTGACGGAAGTTTTTGTTTTGAAGGGCTGTCTTGGTGTTGTTCTTTTGCTCATCAGATGTCTTCTTCGTATGGCCGTAATTTTGACGGTTGACGTTGAAGTAAGCGTAGTAAACAGTAGAATCTTGAGGTGTATAAACGATGTTATCCTTGAATTTCTTCTCAATTGTGCTGTAAGTTGAGCTTGTTGGGAAGAGACGAGCAGTAGATAGGTTCCCATCTGAGAAGTTACGAGCAAGATAGTCTTGGTCAGATCCATCGAAGTAAGTCAATTTAACCGTATCGATGTGAACATTTTTCTTGTCGTAGTAATCAGGGTTTTTATCCAACTCGATTTGTGATTTTGAAGTGAAGGATTTCAAAATGTATGGACCATTGTAGAGGATACCATTTGGTTTCACGCTACCAAAGTCTTTCCCAGCTGATTCCAAGAATTTTTCATTAACTGGCATCATGGTAGCAGTCGTCAATTTAGAATTCCAGAAAGATTCTGGTTGGTTCAAAGTGTATTGAAGAGTGTGATCATCAACAGCTTTTACCCCAACAGTTGAGAAGTCTTTGGTTTTCCCGTTTACATAGTCATCCAAGCCTTTGACTGAGTTTTGAACCAAGTAAAGAGCATCCGATTTTTTATCTGCTACGTATTTTAGAGATGTCACGAAATCTTGTGCAGTGACGTCAGCGTATTCATTTCCTTCTGAATCATACCACTTCGCATCTTTTCGAAGCTTGTAAGTATAAGTCAGACCGTCTTTTGAAACGGACCAGTCCTCAGCAAGAGCAGGCACTAAGTTACCGTATTGATCGTTTTCAAACAAACCATCGACCAAGTTGGTTGTAATGTCGCTTGTAGTTGAACGATTTGAAGTCAAATAGTTCAAGGAATCAGGGTCTGTACCATACACGTAGTTGTAAGTAGTCCCTTTTGACGCATTAGAAGATGAGCCACATGCAGCAAGGAAAAGCGTTGAAGCCGCGGCGACACCTGCTAAAAGAGCAAGCTTCGATTTTTTCATATTCGTGTCTCCTTTTGAATAATTTTAATTATTATAAAAGATAATTCGTGTTTTTAGTATTATACACGTAAAAGAATAAGAGCTTAATGGTTGTCATACAACGTTAAAAATGAAAGGAGCAAATAAATGAATAAAGATGAATTAATTAAGTTAGGACTAACAGAAGAACAAGCAATGAAGTTAATAGAAAAATATGGGAATATGATTCCACAAGGTAGATTTAATGAAGTTGTAGAAGAAAAGAATAAGTTAAAAGCAGATTTAACCGAAAGAGATAAACAATTATCTGAGTTACAAAAAAACAATTCAAGTAATGAAGAATTAAAAAAACAAATTACTGAATTACAAGAAAAGAATCAAGCTAGTGAAAAAGAATATCAAGAAACATTAGCTAAAATAAAACTTGATAATGCTTTAGAACTTGCTTTAACAAGTGCAGGAGCTAAAAATAATATAGCTGTAAAAGCATTATTAAAAATGGATAATATAAAAATGGATAATGACAAAGTTATAGGTTTAACTGAGCAAATAGAAGAACTTAAAAAAACAAGTGATTATCTATTTAAAGTAGAGGACAAAACACCACCAGCACCAACAGGAACAACACCAGCTAATCCAAATGGCAGTGGAAATCCTGCTGAACCTAAAATAACATTAGGTAGTGCTTTAGGTAAAATATATAATAATAAATAAAATTTTTAGGAGGTAAAATATGCCAGCAATAACATTAGTAGAAGTAAAACAAGGACAATTAACAGATTTAGAAAAAGGTGTAATTGATGAAATTACAAGAGGAGATTATTTATTCCAAACAATACCATTTAATCCAATAGCTAATCCAATAGCAGGTGGTGCTGGATGGTCAACATCTTATGTTTATTTAAGTGAAGAATCTCAAACAGGTTTTAGAGGTATCAATGGAAAGTATGATGATACATTTGCTAAAAAGAAAATGAAAACAGCTGAAGTAAAAGTTTATGGTGGTTCATTCTCTATTGATAGAGCATTAAGAGATCAAGGTGGAGTAGAAAATGAGGTTGCTTTACAAATGGCCCAACTAATAAAATCTGCAAGAAAAGGATTTTCATATTACTTAATAAATGGATCAGTTGCAACATCAGCAGAACAATTTGATGGACTTGATACTTTATTAAAGGGAACAGCTACAGATATGTTAGCTCATGCAACAGGATTTGATTTATCTACATTTGCAAAAGTAAAAGAAAATGCACTTGAATTTGCAACAAAATTAGATGAATGGTTATCATTATTAGATGAAAAACCTCATGCTTTAATAGGAAACTCTAAGATGATTACAAAGATAAAAGCAGCGTCAAAAGTTGCAGGGTTATATACTTTAACTCCAACAGCTTATGGAACACAAATTGATTCTTATGATAGTATTCCACTAATCACAGTTGAGAAATATATTCCTAAGGGAGAAACAGTAGCAAAAGAAACAATAACTATTGATAATGCTACTGGAAACACTTCTTTATATGCAGTGAGATTTGGAGAAGATGCTTTATCAGTTGCATCTCCATCTTCTGGAAAAATAATTGATGTAATTGCCCCTGACTTCAATGTAGCTTCTGAACAAGCAAGAGGACTTGTTGAATTAAGAGGAGTGCCTATTCTAAAATCTTCAAGATCTTGTGGAGTATTAAGAAACATAAAAGTACAATAATAGGAGGTAAAATATGCTTATAATAAAAACTAAAAATGAAGGATATACTGGTGAAATATCTGGTATATCTTTTTTAAATGGAATAGCAAAAGTTGAAAATTTATCAGCAACTGATATTGAATGGTTTAAATCTTATGGACATACAGTAGAAGAAACAACAGAAGAAGTTACTACTGAAGAAACAAATGTTGAAGAAGCAAAAACAGAAGAAGTTAGTAAAAATAAAAAAGGAAAATAATTATGATAGATATTGTTGAAGATAAAGAAAAGATTATACAAGACTTAAAAAATATGTTGCTTGGATATAATTATACTTTACAAGATGATGATAAACTATTTGATATTATTTTACCTAAAAACTTACAAAATCTTAAAAATATATTAAACAGAGAAGAAGTACCAAGTGAATTATATTATGTATTTCTATGTAGATGTGTAGGAGATTTTCTTAACACCAAATATTCTACAAATACTTTAAATATAGATACTCTTAACTTTGAGCCAATGTTAGCCTCACTTACAGAAGGTGGAGTTTCTATGAGTTTTAAAGGTAACACTAATCAAGAAACTTTTTCTAACATAATACAAGAGTTAATGAGTTATGGAAAGCAGGAAATATATAGATATAGATTTGTGGGGTGGTAATTATGTTTGATTATGCTAGGAAAATACTAGAAAAAACATACACTGGAAAATGTAATATATATGGTACTGAACTATTTACAGATGAAAACGGAATAACAGATGAAAGAGAAGGGGTATTAGTTAAATCTGATATCCCTTGTTTCTTATCATATGAAAATAATCCTGTAGCAATTCAAGGGGATTATGGAGTAGCAACATCTGTAATAAAATTATTTTTAAGTCCAGATATAGAAATTTCTCTAAATTCTGATATTGAGGTAACTCAAAATGGAATCACAAAGAAGTATAAACATAGTGGAGAAGTAGCAATGTATAAAACACATCAGGAAATTACTTTAGTTAGTGAAAGGAAAGCCTAATGAAATTAAATATTGATGTTTCTGAATTTAAAAGATTTACTGAGAAAAATGTAAAGCAATTAAAAGAAAACTATGATAAAGCTATTGATGATTCTTTGAATGAGTTAGGTGGAAGGTTATTAAATAAAGTTATCAGAAAAACTCCTGTTGGGAAAAGTATAAAAGGGTTTAAATATTTTGGAGATAAAACAGGAGAACTTGCAAGATATACAAAAGGTAAAAATAAAGGCAAATATAAAACAAAAACTGTTATTAATCACATAGGTGGAAATTTAAGAAGAAGTTGGTATGTATCAAAAGTTATAAAGAGTGATGATAAAAGATTTATTACTCTTTATAATGTTGCAAGATATGCTATTTATGTTGAGTATGGGCATAGACAAACACCAGGGAGATTTGTACCAGCTATTGGTAAAAAATTAAAAGCTAGTTGGGTTAAAGGGAGATTTATGATGACTAATTCAGTAACTGAAATAAATAAAATTAGGCAAGCAGTATTTAATAGGAATTTAGCTAAATATATGGAGGATAAAGAGTAATGAAAGTTTTGAATAATATAGCAAAAGCTATCACAAAAAATTATTCTGGTAAAAAAATAAATATCAATGACATAACACAAGGTTTTACAACTCCTAGTTTTACATTACAATTAGTAAATCATAGAGACACTACAATAGCAGGAGTTAAATTTAACAAGGTCTATACTGTTGATGTTATTTATCATGGAGAAAGAGATTTAGATATATTTCAAGTAGCAGATGAATTAATAGATAAAATTACTCTTGATATTCAAGACTTTAAAGTTTTGAATTATGAAATTGAAATAATTGATAAAGAAGCTCATACAGTTATTGAATTGATGGAATGTAATATCAAAAAAGTTAATTTAGAAAATGATAATTCATTCTATTCTAAATTGAAAAAGACTATTGAAAATATTACTGAAAAGAAATGTGATTTTATTAATACAGACCTTACAGGAGTAGATTTAAAAAAAGGAATATTTATAATTCAACCTCAGAATTTAAATGCAGAAACAATAAGTATTAATCATAAAAAAGAATATGATAGAACTGTAAATTTAATCTATCTTGAGGATAATTATTCTAACATAATGCCATCTATTATTTGGTTTGAGAAACAAATGAAGTTGCTATGTGAAGATTTGGAATTTAGAAAAAGTTATATAAATATGGATTATTCAGTAAGTTTTAATTATGGAAATGATGATGAAATTTATAGTGCAATAGTTAATATTAATGCTGAATTGATTGTGAAAGAGAGGTAAAAAATGGATATACAATTTTTAGTTGGAAAACAAACTGCAGAAGGTACTGCTAAATTAACTGGATTAAATCAATTAGATTGTACAAATTATGGTGTAGTACCTAAAGTAAATAAAACAACAAGTAAAGCAATAGGTGCTGGAAGATGGGAAAGAGATGGATTTGTATCAAAAGTTGAAGTTAATGGAGATTTAACTATTGAAGCAACAACAGGGCAATTAGAAATATTATTAGAAGGTGCAGGATTTAAAGGAATAAAAAGTGGAAAAAACCAAGATTTTTTACCTGGACCATTTGATAATTTCTTAACACTTATTTCAAATAATATTGAAGATGACATAGCAGAGTATGCTCAAGATTGTTTAGTGTCTAGTTTAAAGATAAGTACACAAATGGAAGCATTTGTAAATGTCACAGCAAACATAATAGGTAAAGAACATAAGGTCTTAAATAATAAAATAAATGCTACTCCTGTTGCATTAAAAGGAGAATCTCTAATTTGCCTAGGGGCTATTATAAAAGAAACTTCAACAGATATGACTGCAAAGATAGAATCAATAGACATAAATATTGATAATAAACTTGAAGGAAAAGGTGCTTTAAATACAGTCTATACAACTAAAATTAGACAAGCTGATAGAGGAACAGTTGGGCTTAATTTAACTTTCAATAGTTTTGATAAAGATAGTTATAAAAGTGCTTATGAAATGCTAAGAAAAAATACATCTTACATTGTTGAAGTTACTTTAGCAGAAACAACAGATCCAACAAAAATAGTTAAATTAGAATTTCCAAATGTAAAAGTTTCAAATGTGGAAGCAACTAATTTAGATGGTGCTGGTGGAATGACAAAAGAATTAAGTGCATATTATGATAAGGCATCACAAACACCAGTTAAAATAACATTTGAAAATTACCATGATGCGTAAGGAGTAGGAAATGAAAAAAGAAAAAACAGAGGATATAAAAGAACCTATTGAAGAAAAGAAAGTTAGTTATATAGTTAACTATGGGAAAGATGGAGATATTATAGCAGTTGAAACTGTAGGAACATTTAGAAATATGATGAATTTCTATAATAAACCTCGTGAAACTGTTAGAGTTTTATCTGATGCAAAAGCTTTTGAAACTGTTAAAATTCATTATACTTTTGAAGAAATGCCAGAATTTGAGTTATTATTGGCACAAACTTTAAAGATTACTTTAGAAAATAAAGAAGTGGATAAAACAGCAGAAAATTTAATGAAATTCTTTGATAAAGAGCCTCATACTTTTCAAAAAATATTAGATGAAATAATGAGGAACTCTGAAAATAGGGGTTTCAAGATATAGAACAAGTCTACTATAAGGCTTGTTCTTTTTATATGAGAGGACATAAAGCAGCCAATAAGGATAAATATCAGAAAATAATTAATGATATTCATAGGTATAATATGTACTTTGAAACTAAAGGTATGGATAGTTCTTATTATTATATTCATAGATTACCATTAGATAAAGGTTATGATGATCATCCTTATTGGCTTATTGAAAAAATCAATTTTATCTTAAGAGTAACAAATAAAATTTATTCAGAAATGAGAAAAAGGGGAAGTTAATATGAGTGATAAGAAATTAAAGACAGTTATAGAAGTTGTTGATAAGTATTCAAAAGAATTAAAAGACTTCTCTAAAAAAATAAATGAAACAAATGATGAGTTAAAGAAACTACAAGATAATTTTGGAAAAGGTAGTGATGGAGCTAAAAAGTTATCTGATTCATTAGGAATGATAAAAAAAGTTGGAGTAGCTGCAGCAGTTTTATATGTTGGAAATAAAATAAAAGATCTGGGAAAGTTTGCAATAGAAAGTGCTTCTAAAATGGATGAACTAGCAAATGTTACTCAACAAGTTTTTGAATCTTCTACAAAAGAAATTGAACAATGGGCGAGAACTATTGATAAGGAAGTAGGTAGAAGTATTTACCAAATGCAAAATTTTGCTAGTGTATATGGTTCAATGTTTAAAGGTGCAGGATTTGATACTTCATTTTTTAAACAAATATCTAAGGATTTAGCAACTTTCACTGCTGATTTTTCTTCTTTCTTTAATGTTACCGATGATGAAGCTTTTACTGCAATAAAAGGAGCATTAACAGGAGAAACAGAGGCATTAAAAAGATATGGACTTATCTTAAATGATACTACAATGGCAGAATATGCTTTATCTAAAGGAATAAAAGAAAAATGGCAAGAGTTAGATACAGCAACAAAAATGCAATTAAGATATAACAAGTTAATGGAGATGACAACATACATTCAAGGTGATGCAAGTAGAACTATTGATGGATATGCTAACTCATTAAAGAAAGCAGAAGGGTTAATAGATAATATTGCAACAGCTATTGGACATAAGCTATTACCATTTGCTACCAAGGTTGTTCATATGTTTAATGGAATTGCAGAAGCTGTTGATGATATGTTAAGTAAAAAATCAAGTACAGACTATCTATTTGATTTTGTAAAAGAAAAACAAAATTTAGATGATTTAAAAGATAGATATGTAGAGTTATCAAAAATGTATCTTGAAGGTTTAGGAACTCCTGAAAGTGAAAGAGAAAGAAATGAAATATATGAAAGATTGCTAGCTATGTATCCTGATTTGATTGGAAAAATTGGAAAAGAGGCAGAAGCTTATTATAAAGTTGCAGAAGCTATTGAAGTCGTTATAAGGCAATTAAAAGAAAAAGCATTGGCAGAATATGCTAGTGATAAATTTAAAGAAATTATTGCTGATACAGATAAAGATTTAAAAACTGTTCAAAAAAAGCAAGAAGAAAGAGAAGAACAGAGATTAAGATTATTAGCAGAAACTGGTGTTGATTATAGCAAAATAAGTCCAAGAAAGCTCAAAAAAATAAGTGAACTTCATGAAAGAGCAGCTAATGGAGATGAGAAAGCACAAGAAGAGTTAGGAAAATTAACTAGAAGATATGGTGGGGGAACAAAAAAAGGATTTATTAAAACTGGAAGTGCAGGAATAATTGAGTATGCTAATGATGAAAAAACTAGAAAGAATATCAGTGATGAAGCTCAAAAAAAGGCAGAGGAAAATTTAAAGAGAAGAACTGCTGAATTTGAAAGGGGATATAATTCATTAGCAAATACTTTAGATATTGTATCAAATTCAAATTTAAGTAAAACTTCTACAACAAGAGAATATGAAAAAAATATTAAAGAATTAAAAGGAAAAGCACAATCGACTAAAGACAAGTATAAAGAAATAAATGAGTTAGATAAAATAGCAACTGAAAATGCAGAACAATTATTATCTAATTGGAAAAGCGGTAAATACAATAATGCAAATTTAAAAACATTAAAAGATATTCATAAAAAAATAGTGGCTTCTGGAATAGATCCTGTTGCTGCTTCTGAAATTCATTCTAAAATAACTCAACTAGAATCTCTTGAAGGAAAGACTGGGAAAGTAGCTAAAGCAACTAAGGCTATAAAATCCCACAGTAAATCAATAGCTAAAGATGTTAAAGATATCTATGGTGCATTTCAAAAAGATATGAAAAATCAGATGAACTATGATGACATTATAGGAACTTCTGATATAGATAAAATCAAAAATCAAATAAGTATTTTAAAAAGATATATAAAAGAAGCAGTTGATAATGGAAATATTGATTTAGCTAAAAGCTTGCAGGTTCAATTACAAGAAAAAGAATTTAAGATTAAAAAATTTGATATTGATGAAGCTTTAGAAGATGTTGAAGAAAAATTAGAAGATTTAGAAATAAATTTAAAAAAGGGAAAAATATCAGAAGAAAACTATCATGAGGAAAAAGCTAAAGTTCTTGGAGACTTAATAAAAACATATGAAAAGCATAATATTAACTTAGAAAATTTATCTGAAGAAGATGCTAAGTATTTAAGAGAAAATATTGAAATGGCAAAACAAAAGAAAAAAGCATCAGAAGATGAAGTAGAACATTTACAAGAAATAGCAATTAAATTAAAAAAAGTAAATGATTTAATCGATAGTATAAATATATTAGCTTCTAATTTCTCTCAATTAGGACAAGTTACAGGAAGTAAAACAATAAGTAATGTTGGAAGTATATTAGGAAATTTTGCTAATATAGCAACATCTTATAAAAATTTTGACATGAAATCAATAACGAAAATGTTTTCAGGTGGAATAGATAGTTTTACTTCAGGAATAACATCTATAAGTTCTATTGTTGGAATAGCAACTGGTGGATTAAGTATTGTTAAAACTTTAGGATCAGCATTAGGTTTTGGAAAAGGTAAAAAGAAAGCTGCTGAAATAGATAAAAGAAATCAAGAAAATACAAATAGATATAATGAGCAGATAAAAGCTATGCAAACTTTGACAGAAGTATTAAAAAGAAATAATGAAATAGTAAAGAGTTTTTCAGATAAAGTACTTACTGATATTTCTAAAAATCCAACACTTTCTTATATTTCAAGGGGCAATAGAAACATTGACTTATTTAAAGATGCTATGTTAAGTGGAAAACATTTCACTGATATTTCTGCATTAGAAAAAGGGTCATCTAAGTACAGAAAAGGTTTTAGGAAGAAGAGAAAAGATACATATACTTCTGTAAATATTGGAGAAGCACAGTTATTAAAATATTTAGGTTTTGATAAAACTGAGTTAGATTCATTTTCTGATAGTGAAATGAGACAATTAAATAGCATTTTAAAAAATGTATCTCACAATGATTTAGTGAGAGCAACTGGAAGAAATTTAACTGAATCTAATTTAGAAGAATGGAAAAAACAAATATCTGAGTTTGTATCACAATTAGATTTACTGGAAAGAGAAAAGAAAGATTTATTTAGAGGTTCAACTCTTGAAAGCTTTACTGGAATAGATTATTTATCTGAAAAGAAATTAATTGAAGAATACACTGAGCAATTTAAACAAATGGGACTTGTTGGAGAGCAATACAATTCTACTATTAAAGAAATGGCTAAAAATAACCAGGTTTTAGTTACTGCTATGCAAGATGTAAGAGCTCAAACGATTGAAGGTTTAGCTAGTGGTAATGGTGGGTTTGTAACATCAATGAAAGGTTATTTTGAAAAAATATTTAAAAATGCAAGTTCAATTGCTTATGATATAGCTTTTTCTGATTTAGATAGTTATTTTAATGAAGAATTTCAAAAAATTTCTGAAAAGATGGTTAACATTAAGAAAAGTGGAAGGTTAGATTTTAATGATTTACTTACTGGAGTAGACTTTAATAAGTTAAAATTAGCTGAAGGAATAGAAACACAAGCTAAAAAGTCTATTGATTCTATAAAACAATTTTTATTAAATAGAGGTATAGATATTTCTATTATTAATAAAATACTTCCAAATTCAGATTTTAATGACAAACTAAATGATATGAAAAATGCTTTAAGTACTGCAATGAATGATGCTCAAAAAGAAAAGAAATTTGATACTTTTTCAAAAACTTTAGGGGAATCTTTATATGAAAGTACAAAAGCTAGTTTAATAAAAGCATTTTCTGAAAGTTCTGTATATCAAGGTTTAATATCTAAGTTTGTCAATACTCAAGATATGAAAGCAGAGATAGAGAAAGTCGGAACATTTGAAGGAGCATTTAACATCATTAAAAATAAACTAAAAGATTTTGGTTATAGATTAGAGAGTAATGGACTAGGCGGATTTGATGCTATAAATAATAAAGATAGCATTGAAAATCAACTAGGGAATGCTTATTATCAGGATAAATCTTCTAATGTAGAAATTAAAGTTACTAATAATTTCTATGAAAAAGTTTATGGGGTGGACGATTTAGAAGGAAGAATTTTAAAAAGTGTGAATATAGGTATAGAAGCTTGGACTAAAAGACCGAAAGTGACATCATAGGAGGAATAAATGCAAAAGTTAAGTATGGAAATAGATAGCCATTTATATGTGGCTAAAATAACTAACATATCTAAAAATAACGATATAACAGAGTATATAGATAGTTGTAATATTACTTTACCTAAAGCAAATGAAATTTCTTCTATGGAAGCTAATTTTATTCTTGATGAAAAGTTAGTTGATACAGGAAATGAAGTTAAAATAGAAATTATCGATGAAGTTGGAAATATCTTATATACACTGGAAGGAATGGCAACTCTTGAAAAAAGAAATAAAAGTTATACAGGGAATGAAACCTGGACCTATTCTATAAAAGATAGTTATGATAAGTTATTTGATAAAGTAGTTCCAGAAACAATGGTTTTCTTTGATTTATTTTTCTGTAATGTAAATGATAAAAGTAATTCTTTACTTCATATTGTAGCAAATAAATTAGGTTTTAGAGAGGACCAGGTTGATTTTAAAGACATAATATTTAATGATGGGAGCTTAATAAGAGTTCCCTTTGTTTTATTTGAGCAAGATGAAAGATGGATAGATATTTTACAAAGATTTATAAAAGCTACTGATAGTATTTTATATATCAAGGATAAAAAGCTTTTTTCAAGACAAAAAAGTTTCAATATCAATGAGGATTTGAGACTCAATAAAACTAATATTATAACTGAAATTGAAGAAACTTTTAATTCTAATTTATATAATGGAATTCGTGTAACTTATGATAGATTTTTGAAGTTAGATAATCGTGTAGTATTTGATTTATCTCAAAAAATAATAGTTGATAAAAATAAACCTGTAGGCAGTCAAGATATTCAAAGTATGAAAATAAGTTATTCAACTTCCAGTGTTGCTAATCCTACTTTAACAAAAGCAACGGCTTATTATTTTACTAGAGAAGACGATGTAAATAGTAAAGTTGATATTTTACTTGTGAAAGGAACTCATTATACAGTTGAGGAATGGAAAGAAACACAGGCAATAGTTAAATTTTTTAATCCTTATCCTTATAAACTA